AAGATAAAATTTACTTATGGTCATATACTTGAAGAGTTACTTTTATTATTAGCTAAAACTGCAGGACATGAAGTTAAGAATGAACAAAAAGAATTAGAGATTGAAGGAGTATTAGGTCACCAAGATTGTGAGATTGATGGTGTTGTTACTGATTGTAAATCAGCTAGTGCTTATTCATTTAAAAAGTTTTCTAATCGTTCACTATTAAAAGATGACCCCTTTGGTTACATTGCACAGTTGTCAGCTTATGCTGATGCACAAAATAAAAAAGGTGGTGCTTTTCTTGCTATTGATAAACAGAGTGGACGTATATGTTTAATGTCTGTCCATGATATGGAGATGATAAATGCGAAAGATAGGGTCTTACATCTTAAAAATGTTGTCGCAAATGATACAGTTCCTAGCAAGTGTTATGACGATATTGCAGATGGTGCTAGTGGTAATCGTAAACTTGATGTTGGCTGTTCCTACTGTGCTTATAAAGTTAATTGTTGGCAGGATGCTAATAATGGGAAAGGACTTAGAAAATTTATCTATGCGAATGGACCAAGATACTTAACACAAGTTGTAAAAAAACCTGATGTAATTGAGGTAGAATTAAATGACATTGGTTAGTTTGTTTGAATTACTAGCTGCAATTAGTGCAGTGATTACTGTATGGGTGTATGGTAACAAAGATAACTATGCACCCTTATATGGTATGGTTTCAAATATAATATGGATTACATGGTCAGTATTATCTGTTAGTTATTATATGTTAATTATGTGTGTAGTATTTACATGTTTACATATACGAAACTATTTTCATATGAGGAATATTAAATGAAGTTTAGAAGTGGTTCAGAAGAAAAGGTTTATAAATTTTTTAAAGATAAAAAAGTAAAAGTTAAATATGAACCTAATAAATATAGTTATGAATGGTTTGAAAATAAAACTTACTGCCCTGACTTCTTATTACCTAATGGGTCTTACATAGAAGTTAAAGGTAGGTTAACTATTGAGATGAGAAAGAAACATTTGTTTTTTAGAAAGTCTAATCCTAAAATTATAATTAGATTTGCTTTTGATAATCCTAATAAAAAATTAAACAAAGGTGGTACTATGACTTACGCAAAGTGGTGTGACAAACATAACTTTGAATACTGCAAGATAAGTGATGGTATTCCTAAACAATGGTATAATGAAACAACATGATAATTTTTTTCGTACAGTTGAACAAAATATTATCAGCTCAACAAGTGCTGAGAGGACATTATTCCTTGCAGTTATTTTACAGGCACTACTTGATGCTACTCAAAAAGATACTCAAGACTTGGAAAGTCATAAGTATAAACGTGAGTCTATACTTTGGTTTACTACCAACAGTGGTAAACGAAAAGAAGACTTTGAATACATATGCGAACTCGCAGATATTGAACCAAACTATATGAGAAGAGTCGCTATGGAAATACTAACATCTAAAAGAACTAACTTTGTGAGGAATCATATTAATGCTTTGTTGACACATAAGGATAGTTATGATAGAATTAAACTTAAAAATAGAAAGGGGAAATAAACTATGTTACCAACTGAATACCAAAACTATATTGCCATCTCTCGTTATGCGAGATGGATTGAAAAAGAAAACAGAAGAGAAACGTGGAGTGAAACTGTTGAACGATATGTTAGTTATATGCAAGGACGTTATGAGAAACTAACAAACAAAAAATTAGACAAGAAGGAAAGAGATAGATGGATTGATGCTATCACTACATTAAAAGTTATGCCTTCAATGAGAGCATTGATGACTGCAGGAGCTGCTCTTGATAAAGATAATGTAGCAGGATTTAATTGTTCATATGTAGCTATTGATAATGTAAGAACCTTTGACGAGATTATGTACATACTTATGTGTGGTACTGGTGTAGGGTTTAGTGTTGAAAGACAATACGTTGATAAACTTCCTGAGATTGCAGAGAAGTTTCATACAACTGAAACAGTTATTAAAGTTAGAGATAGTAAAATAGGTTGGGCAAAATCTTATCGTGAACTTGTTGCTATGCTTTACGCAGGACAAATACCACAGTTTGATATGTCTCTTGTCAGACCTGCAGGTGCTAAACTAAAAACATTTGGTGGACGTGCCAGTGGTCCTGACCCACTTAGAGATTTATTTAAATTTAGTATTGAGACATTTCAAAAAGCTAGTGGTAGAAAATTAACTAGTATTGAATGTCATGACATTGTATGTAAGATTGCAGACGTAGTTGTTTGTGGTGGTGTAAGACGTTCAGCTTTAATTAGTCTTTCTAATCTTTCAGATATTAGAATGAGAGATGCAAAGACTGGTCAATGGTGGGACAATAATCCACAAAGAAGTTATGCTAATAACTCTGTAGCTTATACTGAGAAGCCTGATATAGGTACATTCATGAAGGAGTGGGTATCTCTTTATGATTCTAAGTCAGGTGAACGTGGTATCTTTAACAGAGTTGCATCACAAAAGATGGCAACACGTTCAGGTAGAAGAGAAGGTGACTTTGACTTTGGGACTAATCCATGTTCAGAAATAGTTTTACGAAATAAACAATTTTGTAATCTATCTGAAGTAGTTGTAAGACCTGATGATACTGAAGAAACTTTAAAAGAAAAGGTAGAGATAGCTACAATCTTTGGTACACTTCAGTCAACTCTATCAGACTTTAGATACTTAACTAAACAATGGAAAGATAACACTGAAGAAGAAAGATTACTAGGTGTTTCATTAACTGGTATTATGGACCACGAAGTTTTATCAGGTAATATATTTAATCAAACTGTTTTAAAAGAAATGTTAATTAACTTAAAAGAACATTCAATTAAAACAAATAAGAAGTGGGCAGAGATGCTAGGAGTTAATCAAGCTACTGCTATTACTTGTGTGAAACCTTCAGGAACTGTATCACAATTAGTTGATTCAGCTTCAGGTATTCACCCACGTTATTCACCTTACTATCTTAGAACTGTAAGAGCAGATAAGAAAGACCCATTGTGTGACATGATGTTAGACAAAGGTTTCTATGGTGAAGATGATGTAATGAAACCTAATGATACAAAAGTTATTTACTTTCCTATGAAGTCTCCAACGAGTTCAATTATGAGAGATGCTAAATCTGCTATTGAACAACTAGAGATATGGAAGATATATCAATTGCATTGGTGTGAACACAAACCTTCAATCACAGTTTATGTGAAAGAAGATGAATGGTTACAAGTAGGTGCATGGGTTTATGAAAACTTTGATGTGATGAGTGGTGTTTCATTCTTACCTCACTCTGAGCACTCATATAAACAAGCACCTTATCAAGAAGTTGATAAGAAAACTTATGAAGAATGGTTAGCTAAGACTCCAAGAAATATTAATTGGATGGACTTAACTAACTATGAGAAAGAAGATACAACTACTTCATCAAAAGAACTTGCATGTACTGCAGGTGGATGTGAAGTAGTTTAATTTTTTCTTGACTTTATATTTAAAAGGAGTATAATTATATAATGTTTATAAATGCAAGAGCAACACATAAGGAAGAAACAGTTCATCCTTTACCTAAAGAGAAAACTAATTTTGTTTTTATAGGTTATGATTCTCGTGAAGATATAGCTTACAGAGTTTGTGAAAATTCATTAGCTAGACATAGCTCAAGACCTTTGACAATTATTGATTTAAATGTTTCTCATTTAAGAAGTAGTGGTCATTTTACTAGAGAGTGGAGAGAAGATAATGAAGGACAAAAATATGATGTGCTAGATGACAAACCTTTTTCAACAGAGTTTAGTCATACTAGATTTCTATGTCCTCACCTAGCTAAAATAAATAATATGAAAAATTGGGTTATGTTTTGTGATTGTGATTTTTTATTTTTAAAAGATATAGATAAACTTTTTAAATTTGTAGAAGAAAAATATTATGATAAAGCTGTTGCCTGTGTTAAGTTTGATTGGCAACCCACTGAAGATACAAAAATGGATAATCAAAAACAATTAGGATATGAAAAAAAATTGTGGTCTTCACTAATGTTATTTAATATGAAACATAAGGATGTAAAAAATTTAACAAGTGATAAAGTAAATACTATGAAAGGTTTAGACCTTCATCAATTTAAGTGGACAAGTGATGACCAGATAGGTGGCATACCTTGTAGCTGGAATCATATTCCTGGAGTTTCAACACTTGAAGAATCACCTAATGCTATACATTTTTCTCTTGGTGGTCCTTGGTTTGGTGGTAAGTTTCATACTATGCAATTTGCTCAAGACTGGGAAGATGAAAAGCTTTTATATAGAAATACTATAAATGAAACAAGACCTACAAAAATGGTAACATATTAATATGAATAAAGACACAATAAATATCGTAACTTCCTTTAATCCTAAAGGGTGGGAAACTTATGCAAAGAAAATGATTGACTCAGTTGTAAAATATATGGCTGATGATTTACATTTAACTGCTTA